ACCTACAACAACGCCGTAACGCAGGACGAAAAAGCCGAGGGTTACGGCCAGGCAGCCGGTGGGCTGGCGGGCACCTTGGCCGGGGCAGCGGCCGGCGCGGCGATCGGTACGGCGGTGCCGGTGATCGGCAATATTGTCGGTGGATTGATCGGTGGTTACCTCGGTTACATGGGCGGCGATGCCCTGGGCGGTGTTGTCGGCAAGTCGATGTTTGGCACCGACGAATCGTTGAAGAGCCTGCCGGCCGCCGGGCCGCTGATGATGGCCAACGCCGGGCAGAACATCCCGCCGGTGATGGGCGATATTGCCCGTTCGTTTGCACCATCAAAATCTGCGGCCACGCCGGGCCTTTTGCCGGAGCGGGACGCCGATAGCCCAGCGTTGGGCGATGTCACGCGGTCGTTGAGTAAACCTCAGACGCCCAATGTGCCAGCGTTGTTGGCACCGGTTTCGGCGGCACCGAAGGCCGAGCCGCCGAAGATCGAGCAGCGGGTCGAAATCCAGGCTCCACTGCACATCACCGTGCAGGGCGATGTGAAAGATCCGGCGCAACTGGCGCGCGAGCTGCAACCCTACATCGATCAGCAATTACGTCAGTCCACCCAGCAGATGCAGAACCGCACGCTGTACGACGAACCACATGTGTAACGAGGAGCGCCAATGGCTTACATGGAGCAACTACAGTCGGGGCTGAAGTACCTGGCGACTGCCGGCGAGAGCGGGCGCCGCAATTTGGACGGCATGCTGGGACCGGTCAACGGCGCGATCAGTGAAATCAGCGGCGCGGCTTCGGAGCTGGAAGGTGTGCCGTTCGTAGGGCCAGTCATTGGGCAGAAGCTGCAACGGGTGATGCGTGGGGTCAATGCGGCGCAGGCCAAAGTCGGGCAGGTGGTGGCCACGTATAACAAAGCCTCGCGCGCCGTGTCGCAGATCGATGAGCGCATGGGGCAGTTGAAGGAACAGGCGGCTCGCGCGTCCACGGCGATCAATAAAGTCGCCGGCAAGGTCAGTCCGTCGCTGGCCAACATCGTGCCCAGTGGTTCGCTGGCCGGCGACAGCACGCCGCTGCCGGAGGCGGTCAAGCCGTTTCCGCACCTGTTGATCGTCCAGCCGTTGGACCCCAAGGCGCCACCGTATTACTTCAACCTGGACACCGCAGCGTTTGATGAGCTGCGCCGTTCGACCGAGTTTCGCTGGGCATCGCAGGAACGGTTGGGGCGACGTCCAGCCCAGCAGGCAGTCGGTATCGGTGAAGAAAAGATCACCCTCAAGGGGGCGATCTTTCCCGGCTTCAAGGGCGGAATCAAGCAACTGGATACGCTGCGCAGTCTCGGCGGCCAATTGAAACCCCTGACCCTCACCACCGGTTATGGCGACGTGCTGGGCACCTGGTGCCTGAAGAACGTCGATGAAGAACAGAGCGCATTGCTGCAGGGTGGGATTCCACGCAAGCAAGCGTTCACCTTGGAGTTTGCGTGCTATGGCGACGACCTGCAGAACGTCTGACGGAGATCTGCTTGATACCCTGTGTTACCACGTTTACGGCCACCTCGGTGGCACCGTCGAGGCGGTGCTGGATGCCAACCCGGGGCTGGCCGATGAGCCGCAACCGTACCGTACCGGCATTGTGATCGTGTTGCCGGATCTGGCGGCGCGGGACCAGGAACAAATAGCACTATGGAATTGATGGGCTACACTCCGGCGGCTTGTTTATTCAAGCTCCTTACTTTCTCACCCGCCTTGTGCGGGTTTTTTTTTGGATAAAATCCATGACCCCTGCTTTTAGGATTGTGGCCAATGGGGCGGACATCACGGCCCTGATCAATGATCGGCTGCTGCAACTGAAAACCACCGACAAGACCGGCATGGAGTCCGACGAGTTCGAGCTGCGCATCGATGACCGTGACGGTGCCGTGGCGTTGCCGCCGCGTGGCGCCGACATCGAGATTTTCTTGGGGTACGCCGAAACGGCATTGACCCGCATCGGTCGTTACGTCGTTGATGACATCGATTTCTCCGGGCCACCAGAGACCCTGGTGATTTCCGGCAAAGCCAGCGACATGCGCGGCAGCGGCAAAACCACGCGCAGCGGCAGTTGGGAAAACGTACCCCTGTCGCGCATCGTCGCCGATGTCGCCGCGCGCAATGGCTGGCAGCCGGTGTGCCCCGTGCAGACCAAGGTGCCTCGCGCGGATCAGCTCAACGAATCGGATTTCAATTTCATTACTCGCCTGGCCAAGCAGTACGACTGCACCGCCAAGGTCGCCGACGGCAAGTTGTTGGTAATGCCGCGTCAGGGTGGCGAGAGCGCCTCGGGCAAGGCGTTTGGCGTGGTGGTGATTCATCGCCACGACGTCAGCCGCTTTCAATTTCGTCTCGGTGATCGCAACACGCACAAGGCGGTGTCGACCAAGCACCAGGATCAGAAGAGCGGCAAGCTCGCCGTGGTCACGCTGGACAACGACGACTCGCCGGACGGCCTGCCACCGGTGCACACCGACCGGCACATCTACCCGAACAAATCCGCGGCGGAGGCCGCCGCCAAGGCGCGACTGGCGGCGTTCAACCGCTCGACGGCTGGGGTACGTCTGGAAATGGTCGGGCGGACAGACCTGTTTGCCGAGCGAACCATAGATGCCCGGGATTTCAAGGTCGGCTTCGACGGTGAGTACTTGGTCGATTCGGTCGAACAGGTCTACACCCAATCCGGCTGGAGCACGACGGTCGAGTGCAACGGCGGCAAGCAGGGCAAGGCGAAAGCCACAGGCAAAAAGAAAAAGCCGGCGAAGGTTCTGAAGGTCGTTCCGCTCCAGCAGTAGCGCTTCAACCAAAAATCAAAAGGAGACCTGCGATGTCACTGACAGAGCTACAGCTTCAACGCATCATGCCCAACGCCCGCCGCCAAGCGGGCGTTTTTGTGTCTGCCCTGAATGCCGCCATGACGCACCGGCAGATCAACTCGCCGAAGCGCCAGGCCGCATTCCTGGCCCAGGTCGGCCATGAGTCCGGGCAACTGCAATATGTTCGCGAGCTGGGCGGCGATCAGTACCTGAGCAAGTACGACACCGGCACTCTGGCCGCGCGGTTGGGCAATACCCCGCAGGCCGATGGGGATGGTCAGCGTTATCGCGGACGCGGCCTGATTCAGATCACTGGCCACAGCAACTACCTGCGCTGCAGTCTGGCCCTGTTTGGTGACGAACGCTTGTTGCGCACACCCGAGCTGCTTGAGCAACCGCAATGGGCCGCCGAGTCGGCCGCATGGTTCTGGTGGGTGCGTGAGCTGAATGCCCTGGCGGATCGGGATGAATTCGAATCGATCACCCGCAAGATCAACGGCAGTCTCAATGGCCTGGCGGATCGGATGCAACTGTGGGAGCGGACGAGGGCGGTGTTATGCGTATCGTCGACCTGATCCCCGTGCAGTATCGGCTGCTTGCCATCGGTTCAGCGCTGGTCGTGTTGGCCGGTGGTTCTGCCGCCGTAGCCTGGCAGGTTCAGGACTGGCGCTACGGTCAACAGCTCGCCGAACAGGCCCGCCTGCACACCGACACCCTCAACCAGTTGGCCCTGGCCTTGTCCGCGCAACAACGCGCCGAGCAGGACAAACGTCTGGTCCTGGAGCAGCAGCTTTCAGCCAGTGAACAAACCCATTACCGAGTCTTGAGCGATGCCCAACGTGATCAAGGTCGCCTGCGCGATCGCCTGGCCACTGCTGATGTGCGCCTGTCAGTCCTACTCGCCGCTACCGATTCAGCCAACGGCAACCCAGTGCCAGCCGCCACCCCAGCCGGCGGCGTGGTTCATGGCCCCACAAGAGCCCAACTTGACCCAGCGCATGCTCAACGAATTATCGGCATCACCGATACCGGCGACCAAGGATTGATCGCCCTGGCGGCCTGTCAGGCCTACGCCAAAGAAGTCTCAACACCGAAGTGAAAAAGAGCGACCGGGTCGGATGCGTCAACATCCAACCCAGCCGCCGTCCATGCAGACTGTCCCTGCAAGTCCAGCCAAGGCTCTTACTCCGTGCACGAAGCGCGGCGAGCCTAGCACCTGTTTATCCATACAGTAAAGGTCTTGCTATCTATGTCCACACCCATCATCCCTTGGATGGGCGGCAAACGCCGCCTGGCCGATCGCCTCATCCCGCTTTTTCCACCACACGAATGCTACGTCGAAGTCTTTGCCGGCGGTGCCGCGCTGTACTTCATGCGGCCCCAGGCCGCGCCCGTTGAAGTCCTCAACGACATCAATGGCGACCTGGTGACGTTGTACCGCGTCGTGCAGAACCACCTCGAAGAGTTTGTGCGCCAATTCAAATGGGCGCTCAGCTCGCGCCAAGTGTTCGAGTGGCAGAAGATGACCCGCCCCGAAACCCTCACGGATATCCAGCGCGCCGCGCGATTCTTTTACCTGCAGCACCATGCCTTCGCCGGCAAGGTCACCGGGCAGACGTTCGGCACCGCGACCACTGGCCCGGCCATCAACCTGCTGCGGATCGAGGAAAACCTCTCGGCAGCCTGGCAGCGCCTGTCCGGCACCTATGTCGAAAACCTTCCCTGGCTTGAATGCGCAGAGCGTTACGACCGTGCACACACGTTCCACTATATGGACCCTCCTTACTGGCAGACCGCCGGCTATGGTGTGGACTTTCCGTTCGAGAACTACGAGCGGATGGCCGACTTCATGCGCCGCTGCAAAGGAAAGGTGATGGTCAGCATCAACGATCATCCGGACATCCGCCGCGTATTCGAAGGCTTCCATTTTGAAACCTTGGATATTCGTTACTGCAACACCAATCAGCGGCAGAGCAAGGCCGAGGTGAGTGGTGAACTGGTGATAATGAATTGGGAGCCAGCAGAGCTGGGAGGTTTGTTCTGAGTGGCTGCCAATCCTGCGTGGACTACGCTGTGTGGTTGTGGTCGAAGCTGACTACATCCAACGTCAAAAAGGAGCTTTGTATGCCTGTGAACAAACGCGGAAGAGATTCGAAAACCGGGGAGTTTATTCCTATCGATAAAGCTAAGAAAAATCCAGATACCACGACAATCGAAACAATCGCCAAACCGCAAAAACCGAAGAAAAAATAGGTGCATAAGCGGCTACTTATTTTGTAGTGAAGGTTGTTAGCCGCTTTATACCGCTCATAACGATGCGATTGTCAGCGCATTGCCCATAGCCCGGTTCACCGGAGAATTCTCGAAGGCTTCGTTACAAACCCCAAACCCGCACACCCGGAGCAGTCTTCACGCTGATCAAAACGATCCAGGCAAGCAGGGCAGAGATGGAAGCGGGCCAGGTCAATGAGCGGTCGCAGCTTTTCGAAGGCCCGCAAATCGCGGCACTCATACGCGACCTGGGCGGTATCCACCAGCGCCCGATAGGCGTCCGGATCTTCCATGGGGGCATAGGTCACGCCTTCGATGGTTCGACTGGTCTCGATCAGGGCGTATTGTTGTCCCTCGGGAAGGGTCAAGGTCAGTCCGCTGATTCGCGCGATAACCCCGGATGGGTTGAACACCAGATTCGCCCCACTGGCATCCCGATACACCTTGCCGTCATAGGAAGATCGTGCGCCGCCGGCCAGCGATTTCGCGGCATAAACAATCGAC